ATGCAGTGGGTGGAGTGCCGTTTTGGTTCTCTAAGACACCAGAGAATACAAATGACCTTACACCATTAGATGCAGGACCATTTGTTACCATGTAAGAGACTTCTGCTCTTGTTCCGTTCTCTAGTGCTTTTCCTAGTACACCATCACCAAACAGAACTTCATATCTGTTATCTTCAATCTCATCTAGGAAAAATACTTTGGACGACCCATCAATACCAAGAATGTTCTTTGCTAGTAGGTATGGTTCGTTAAATGAACCTCCGCCAGGATAAACCTTAACAAGAACCGTAGTTGTATCAATATTGTTATTGTCCAGAATAAATTTCTGGGAAGATAGTGATGTATCAATCGTAAACGTATTAGTCAGAAGACTTCCTTCTTTAACCGCTACGTTTGTAAATACTGCTTGCTGATTAGATACTTGCGCTTTTACATCTTCTTGTACAACATAGCGATAAGTATCATTGTCATAAGTAGCAACAAAACCTGTACCTTTCTTAAGATTTAACTCGGTATCAGTTGTTGGGTTGTCATAGTTTACAGTAAAGGACACATACGCAGTTGGAGCAGTAGCACTCTTCGGTGTGTAACCTAATTGCTTCGCAATCGCTACTACGTTGTCCCTCAACGTGGCAGAATCAATGAATAGTTCATTGACTACCATATTGGTGTTAAACGCCGTGTAGTACGTGTTATACGCCAATACGTCAATCAAGTTCGCTAGAGCAGAACCCTCAAAGTCATAATCGGTAAAATCCGATGATGCTCTAAGATAATCTTTCAGAGCGACTTTGATTTCTTCAAAGTCTAAATTGGCAACCTGAGTATAAGGCATTATCGTGTACGCTCTAGCAAGAAGTCTACACCAACAACTGCGTCATCTCTTCCAACGATTCGATAGTATAGTTCTACTTCGTATGCATTATTATCAAAATCTGGAGTGCAAATAATATTTTCAACTCCAATACGTGGTTCAAAATTTTCTAGAGTTTGAATAATCTCACTCTTGATTAAACCAGCAGTAGCGTAGTCCATTGGTTCGAACAACAAGTTCTGAACACCACATCCAATATCAGGTTGAAATAGTCTTTCTCCCTTTTTGGTAAGTAGAAGAACGGTAATCGCTTGTACAATAGCTGCCTTGTCCTTCACTGTTACCAAATCGTCGGTAACAGGGTGTTTCTTAAAAGTAACACTCAGATCTTTAAATGTCTGAAAGGTCGGCATTTAGACACAGTAATAGGCTGTTTCTATTTATTCACTCCGTCCAACGCTCTACAAAATCGTCAAAACCTCCCGCTCCTCCACAAGGGCGTTCTAGACGGTCTTCGGGGAGTGGGTATAGTTCTTCCTTCATCTTTGACTTACGACGCCTTGCAGCGGCATCTAGAAGGCGATCACTGTCAGTTTCGGTGATCAGTGTCATGCCTTCTTCAATAAATTCTTCACCTTTGTCTACTGGAAATAGTCCCATTGAAAAAACCTCCCTAAAGTCTGTTTCCAGAACTTTTAGAGAGGTTGCTATCTCTTTAAATATTTAGTTTTGCTCGGCGCTTTCGGTGATTAGCGCCCTTGACCCCTGTACTTCTTCTTCGCCTTATTCCGAGATGTCGCGGCATACTTCGTATTCTTCGACGAACCTTGCCGAGTAGTCTTCGGTTTGCCCTCGATAAACTTAGTGCCACTCAAACCAATCTTTGTTCGTGCCATAGTTAATTTTCAATTCGTGAACCAATTACTATTGTAGGATAACTGAAGGGACCTGTCAAGGTCCTCGGTGAGGTTACGCCCGTGACTAACGTTGCTTCATCACCAGTGACTGCGAAAAGATTCCCATTGATTAACACAGTCTGGTTAACTACTGGGTTAAGTCTTCGTATTCCTGGTTGACATACACCAAGCACATTAGTAGGCAGTGGAGTGCCCTCTACTTCGTCTAGAAGGATGTTCTCGGCAACTGGGTAATGTTCTACGTACTCGCCCTCGAACTTTACGTTAGGACTCGTTGTAGATGCCCCTCCCAGTTCCTTGGCGGGGAATGTACATAACCCATCTGTACTGGGCGTATCTATGCAATCTGGTCCAACTACATTGGGCATCGTTATACTTGTGTTGCGATTTTTACTATGTCTCTCTTTAACCCTTCAACATTATTATGCAAATAATCTAATGTCTGAGCGATCGTCTCATACTCCTCAGATGATGGGCGGTGGTACATCAAGGTGGGGCGCTCCAGTTGCGACATCCGTTGGTCCAGGCTCTGCAATCTCTCTGACAGCCAGAGGAGTGTCCTCTCCTGCTCGTTCAATCTCTCCAGTAACTCGTCCGTCATTTTGATCACCTCTCATGAATGCGTTGGATGCTCTCTCTTCAAACTCGTCGCAAAATTTGTCAAAGTTCTCTAAGATCTTTGCGTAATTTTCAAAATCGGGTTTTTCCATAATTTTTTTCTGGGGGAATTTTTTTATATCGGGTCCCTCGAAGAATATTTATCGGTCGTCTGGATACTTTTGTAGGTTAGGAAGGACCCACGTTTTTCGCTTGGCGACCCTAAGTAACAACAAAGGGGGGCAAATCACTGCCCCCTCGGTATACCTTACTGTTCAATCGCTAAGTGTTAACTGCTTAGCGATTTGCTTGCCTACGAAGTCACGAACTTGATATGGAATTGTTATCTGTTTGGATGATGATTGATGGCGGTAGATCATATGCTTAGCGCCTTGCCTATGCATAATCCAACCCTGTGCTTTTGCTAGTTTTTTGAGTTGCTTACTGGTCACAGTTCCCACAGCATTTCGTTCATCTCATCTGCGTCGATTGCAGGGTCATTCCATGCAACACCGTCGCCAGTCTTGCAGAGGTGGCGACCAATCTGCCCATCCATCATGCAGCGCACAAACTTATCCCAAGGGGTCTCAATCCCTGCATCTCTGTATACAACACATGCCTTAGCAGTGTTATAGAGAAACTCATCATTGTTGATCCACAGGGATGCATTCCAAGTTTCGTAGTTTGCCCAACCGTTGTAAGTTTCAGTGCTCATGATTCAGTGACAGGGTGAAGTGAAGATGGGGTTAGGATCGCGTGGCGGACGCTTCTCAGTATCCGTAGCGGGCACGGCGTCGCTCGGTTTCGTAGCGGCGGGCGTCGATGTCGTCAGCGGTGAAGTAATCATCGAAGTCTCCGTCGCCCATGTCGGTGGCATAGTTGGCAGGTTGCTGACCAGCACGACCAGCGAGAGCAGCGAATGAGAAGCGGTCAAAGTTGGTTTCGTTTGTCATGAGACTAGTATAGGGGTTAGGGGCGCACAATCTGCTCAACAGTGGACAGAGCATCTGCTGTCACAGTACGGGCAGGGGTGCTGGTCCAGAAGAGGACGCCAACCGCTGCTAGGATGACGAGTCGGAACATGGTCTGTCTGTGAAACTCAGGGGAACGGGAACGGGTGAGGGCGTCGATCACTTGGCAACCCCGAACACCAGATCAGCGATGGCGTTGCTGTTGGCATCGGTGCGACACCAGCGGATGGGTTCACCAGCAGGGGGGCACATCCAGATCATGCATTCCTCTCCCCACAGTTGACCGATCCTGAAAGCGTGGTTCATATCGGTCGCCCAGTCGCACCCGTTAGGATCGAACTTGCCCCATGCTGAGGGTTGAACTGCAATGGCATTGGTCAATTGCGTTTCCTTTGAACTGAAGTCATTATAAGCACCCCTAGGGCACGTTTGGCGGCATTCCAGACCAGTTCGCCAACTGTCCCCACCTCGCTAGTGTAGACGGGGTGATGAGGCATAGAATAGTGCGCCAATTGATTCAGTAGTGTGGTTGTACTAGTTCGAGCCGCGATTCTCAATAAGAAAGTCTATTGAGAATGAACGATTGCCGCGGCCGAGTGTTACTTAGCGTCAGGGATTAGGTTGATCAAAGTGTCCTCATCATACACATATTTGATCTCTTCAATCATCTCATCCTCACTCATCTTTTCATACTCATCCATTAAGAAATCATGCGCCAATTGCACCAAGGTGTCCATATCCATGCCATCGATAATGTGGTTGACATAGTTCTCTTTGAGTTCAAAAAGTTCGAAGTCGTTCATGTTAAGAATGCAGTGATGAATGTGTGGACTAAGTTATGCTCAGGCGAGCAGCAGAGAGTAAGGCAGATCACCCAATTTCATGCCATTGCGAAACTCAGTCACAAAGAATTCAGTGCCATTGTAGAGACGAATGAACCACTGATAGTTCTTTTGAAAGATACCCTCACCAGAGATACCATGCTCACCGAGAATAGCATTGATGCGAGATTTGGTAGTGTTGGATTGCCAACCACCGTCAAACAGACGCACATAGTTCTCACCTACGTCTGCAATGTGGTTGCCGTGCAGGTACACTTTAGACTCACCAGTTTCGGGGTCAAACTCTACACGAGTGTTGTCTTTAGACCAGTTGATGTTGCTGCTGATAGCGGCATTCATCTCACGTTCGATCTTGCGGGTCATGTGAAGCGGTTTGTTTGAACTGAAGTTAGTATGGAGGAGAATGGGGGCAATTGCAACCCCCTGTGTGACACTAGATCAACTGGTCAGCGACTGCCTCCATAACGTCGCCATACTCGCCCACGATATCACCGAAGGCGTCTCGGATGTAAGCGTAGGAGTCGGACTCGTCATGCATAGCGAAGCAGATGTCCATGGCACGATCCAGATCGGTCGTGGTTTCGGTCTCGCCCAGAGCAGGGCAGGTGATGGTGAAATTGTTCATGCAACCATTATAAGCACGGGGTCGGACGCTTTGGGGTCAATGGTGGACACTGCCCCGACTGGCACAGTAGTTTGTATTAATCAAGGATGATACGATAGTCTATAGTCCTGACGCAATATCCTGCAGCAGAGGTAATCTCTTCTACCAAATCATCACCATCATCTGCCTCCCAAAATGTGCCCACGTAGTCATCATAAAAGTCCTC